TCAGCGCCATCGGTCGCAGATGTAGTCACCGAGCATTACGATTCCGTACCCAACAGCTCCGCCGGCCAGGGCATGGAGGGCGTAAGTCAGTGCATCCATAAAGAGACCTCGTTCTATGTGGCAGCGAAATTAGCGAGGAAGGGGAAGTGGGGGCCGGCTGATGCCCAGCCCCCACTTCTACGATTCCCGCTACTTGGCCTTGAAAGTGCCGTCGTTCTGTCGCCACAGGGGCTCGCACTGGGCAGACTTCTCGGGGGCCTGGCAGAACATGGCGGCCCACGCACCCTTGTCAACGAGCTTTCGGCCGTGGGAGCAGTCATCCCCGGATGGGCCTGTTGCGGGCGACGCGCTCTTTGCAACAACTCGGCCGTTCTCGAATTTCTTCGGTGCCGAGTCTCCGGACAGAGATTTGTGCGATTCCCGCATCTTGACCGATGCGCTGCTGACTATGTCGATGACGCCATTATCAGCAAGGGCCTTGACCAATTCAATGACTCGCTTGGCGACCTCGTCACCGGTAGAGCCGTAAACGCGTGGGGTGAGCCATTCGGCGTCGAAGCCGGACGCACCCTTGAGAGTAATACCGATCATGAACGGATTGGGTGCAGCAACATTGGTCGGGGCATCATCGGCCATAGGCGTACTCTCCTTTGTCGTGGTCTCGCCCCAGGGGGACGGACCATCAAATGGGTTGGGGAAACTCAAACTTGCTCCCTTCGGTAGGGATGGGAGATCAGGAGGTCTTCCGGGTATCCCGGTTCATCTGGCGGGCCAAAGCGTCCAAGGCCCTGTGTGCCGCGCGGCGTTCGGTGTCGTTCTCGGGTGGGAGGCCTTCGATGTATCGCCGGTGAATTAGTGCCCTCTGCCGCTGTGGGAGGCGCGGAAGCGATACGGCGGCATCCAGTCGGGCAGAGATCAGGTTGTCTGTTACGCGGCAGCCGAGAAGGTCGTCGCCGCGTCCCATCATCTGTCCGAGTTCATCGTCGCTGAGGAAGAAGCTTTCGATAGCGATACGGACTTCGTCCGGCGTGTAGTAATACCGGCCGTCCGTTACGTCCCGGGCATCCCGTTCACGCGACGCGTACTGTGTTCCAGATTTCTTGAAGATGCTCCAGAGCATCATCTCGTCGCCGTAGTGGCGTTCAATGGCCGGGCGGTTCTCGTATGCGTGCTTGAGGATTTCCTGTTTGACGTCGTCCTTCTCCACAATGGCCCAACTGGAGGCGATGGAGGAGGCTGCCCGGTCTGCGAGATTGCTGAGGTAACCCCAGTCGAGATCAACCATGGATCACCTTCTTAGTGAACCGGCCGCCCTTTCCTCGTGCGGACTTCCCGTAGGTGACGCCTTCAACGATGAAGGAGCCGTCTCGGGCGATGTCGACGGGGACGGGGGCGACGTGTGTTTTTCCGACGTAGAGGATTCCGAATCCGGATTGCCAGTTGGCGACACCACCGGAGCCCAGGTATGAGGCCTTGGCGGGGTGCATCAGATTGCCGACTTCGAAACCCCAGCGGATCGTTCTGTTTCCGCCCTCGTAGCCCATTCCGGCGCGCATGACTCCGAGCCTGTGTGTGTGGCCCATGACGACATTGACGCCTGCTTTCATGGCGTGCTGGTAGGCGGTCCTTCCGGCTACCTGGGACAGGCCCTTGATCTCGTGGCCGTGCATAAGAACGGTGTCAGGCCCGACCTTGTGGAAGGGCGGTACGAGATCGATACCGAAACCGTCGAAATCCAGGAGCTTGCTGAAGTGGAAGTCGTCGGCGTACTCACCGAGAGCCGGCGACTGACCCGCGAGATACGTTCTCGGCCGGAGGTCGTGGTTTCCTTCTAGGACTCCGAAAGGACCGGAGTAGCGTTCCCGTAGGGGCTCCCAGAAGATCCTTTTAGTGGTCTCAGAGTCCTTCTTTACCGCCTGCCGGTATTCGTGACGAGTGCCCACCGACCAGCGCGACGGAGTATCGTAGTCGTTGAGGTCACCGATCTGGAATGCGCCATCGGGCTGATAGTCCCCGATGAACTCCAGGACGTTCTTCAGGTACCTGGGGTGGTGATAGGGAATCTGTGTGTCTGAGACAACAACGATTCGCTTCAAATGCCCTCCCCCATGGTGCGGGCGTAGGCCTCGCCCCAGGTCTTCCCGCTGTCCTGGAACTGCTGGGCCTGGCCGAGGACACGGAGGGTGCGGCCCGACACCGGGAGACCGAGCGCGGTCACGGCCTGGGGGGCGTCGTAGCCCTCCAGCTCCTCAAGGCGGTGCAGGGGCAGCCCTAGGCGGTTGAGCACCTGGCCGACGAGGCATCCGGGGGACACCGGCTCTCCGGTCAGGTCGTCGGTGTGCACGTAGAAGCACGTCGTGCTGTCGTCGGTCAGCTGGTGTTCGGGGGCGTCGTAGACCCGGTCAGGGTTCTCGGCCACGACCTCCTTGAGAACCTGCATCACCTTCTCGTCGGTGATGGACGCTGGGTCGACCTGCACGGCTTTCGCCGAGGCTTCAGACATTCTTTGCCTCCTCCTTGATCCGCTGAATTTCACGGGTGACGTACCAGAGCGCCTTTTCGAGATCCTCGATCTCTGGCGCTGACTTCTTCCGGCCGGCTCGGCACAGGTACTTGACCGCGTTGCCCCGGTTGAAATTCAAGGTTTCGGTGATGTCGATGACCTCCAAGCCATTCGGGAGCTTGTAGTGGCTCGGCTGATTCACCGGGTCTGGGACAGCTCCCGCCTCTCTCATCTCTGATGCCAGAAACCGGCGGACTAGGCCTGATGCGTCGAGACGGACCCCGTAAGGAAAGGGCTCGGAGGAGTCAATGTCAGAGATCGTGCCGGTGCTTCCGGCTACCGTGTGCTTCGGAAATCGAACCGGCGCGGTTATTACCACGCGCGTGCCCACCTTGTATGTCAGAGCTTCAACCTCTCCTTGAGTCCCCGTGTGCCCTCCGCGAGGAAAATTTGATTGCTGTCCCTGTCGTCCTTCATCCGCATGACTCGGCCGTTGGGCATCTTGGACGCCAGGTCATCCATGAAGTTCTCTCCGGCATCGTCTTCGGCCATGAGATAGACGGTCCCGTATCCACGGAAGGCGGGATACCAGTAGTTGCGCCAGGACCCTGTTCCGGGGACACCCGCAGCCGGGACGCCGATCAGGTCCCAGGTCATCGTGTCGAACTCGCCTTCAACGAGAACAACGAAGGGGCTCGGCCGGATAAGGGCGGTGGTGTTGAACAGACGGGGCGGGTCTCCGCCCAAAGTCATGTACTTCCCGCCCTTGTGGTCGTGCCGTTCCTTCTCCCCCGTTTGGAAGTAGTAGCGGCCCTCGGGGGATTTCACGCAGCTATCTGCGATGCAGCGAAATCGGACGGTGGCTACCCCGTGGGAGCCGCCGGCCGGACGCATGTACGGGATGGCTAGATAGCCCGCATATTTATCATGTCCAGGTAGAGCCGAACGGACGTAGCCCAGTCCGAATCTTCCGGCCACTTCTCCGAGGCCCCGGGCCACTACGTAGGTTTCCGCCGGACTTCCCGGGTACATCTCGTGGTAGGCCTTCGCCGCCTCCACTGAATTGCTGATGTGCAAATTCTTTGGCTTCAAGGAAGCCACAGTTCCGCTCCCTCATCACAATCGCGTAGGAATCCTCTGAGAGGTTGCAGACGAAGCAGGACCATCGGCCGAACTCGCAGTTGACCGATGCACTCGGAGACGAGTCAGCGTGAAGGGGGCAACAGAATTTCTGCCACCCCCTCCGCTCTGCGTTTACCTGCACCCCGTAGAAGAACTTGAGGGCGTCTGCAACCGATGGCTTAGGCTCGCGCTCGCTCATCTGCCTGTCTCGGCTTCACCGGCTCGGCTTGACGGATCTCTACCGGGAACTCGTACTTCCGGAATGCATCAAGCCAAGTCTTTCGGCTTCCCCGGTATTCGCGGCTGCTCGTGGAATGACGAGCCTCTTCCAGCATCAGAAGGTGTAGAGATTCCGCGGGGCGGTCTTCGGCTTTCCCTTGTCGCCGAAGCCGGCTCGGAAGCTGATTCCGCCCTCCAGGCGCTCATAGGGGTGGTGGACGCCGTTGTGGAGGTTGCTGTATCCCTGCACGCCCGCGTTGACGAGGGCGGTGTACATCTCTTCCGTGTAGCGGCGGTAGGAGTTTTCCCGGCTGCCGGAGACCTTCACGAAGATGGCGGTCAGGACTTCGGCGGCTTCCTTGGAAAGCGTCAGGGTGACGGTCTCCTCAACGCGGGTCTTCTTGGTCAGCTCGGCCTTAATCGTCATGGTTTTCCTTCGCGTTGGTGTATCGAGGTCCGAGGACTTTCCAGGCCGGATAGTCCTCTAGGTAGTCAGCAGCCCGGCGCAGAACGTCAGGGCGGTCTCTAGACCCCCGTGCTAGAAGCGACCCATTGCACCGGGCGCAGAGGAGGCCTCGGACGGCCTCCGTCTTATGGCAGTGATCCACCGCCAGATTGGTGCGCCGCGTTTCGCGGCAGATAGCACAACGGCCACCCTGGTAAGCGAGGAGGCGTTCATAGTCCTCGACTGATAGCCCGTAGGTGGCCTGAAGGTGTGTGCTTCGGGATGCTGCCCGGCGTTTCGCCTTTCGGCAGGTCGCGCAGATTCTCCCCCGTGCGGACACAAAGAAGCGCTCGGCACGATTCTTACCACACCGAGCGCATTCCCTGTATCCGGTTCTAGCTTTGGGCATTTACCCCTCTCGGCGCTCCTTGGTCTCCTGGATAAGCAGAGATCGGAGTTCCGCCATCTCTTCGACGTTGAGCCAGAGAGTGAGCATGTCCAGGGAGGTTACGAGCTTTTCGCCTCGGCAGGTCACTACGGCCGTTTTGATGCCGCCCTTTGCCGCACCGAGGATTACCTTCGACAGGGAGGAGAGACGGAGCCCACGGGCAGCGGGAATCTCGATGATGATTGCGGCGCTTTCCACCTGAGCCTCAGTGAATTTGACGCTGGGGAACTTCTCGGGGAGTTCCCAGCCGAAAACGCGCGATGCGGTGAATCCGCCTCGGTGAACACGCTCCTGCGTTGCCTGAATCATGATCCGCCCCTCACTCTTGCTGTCGTTCTTGCTACGTCGATCTAGCGCTAAGCCGCGTAGGCCATAAGGTCATCCCCGATCTCCTCCAATCGCAGGTTGCTGCGGTTCAGCCGGTAACTGACGAATGTCTCTCCTGACGAATCTTCGAAACCCTCACGGTTCTTCACCGGGGATGCATTCAGAATTCGGCTGTCCATCCCGTCAATCTCCTTGTGCAGGGTGACCACCAGGGCCGGGACTCGGGCGATCTTTCCCTTAACTCCGGAAAGCGGAATTGGCTTCAGTCCGTCGGAATGCTCACCGGTCGTGTGGTGGAGTCCTAGCACATGCGCATTGGTTTCCCGGGCCATGTCCGAAAGGTATTCGCAGAGGCTTTCCAGCCCGAAGGAGTAGCTTTCGGCGTCACCCGCACCGCCGGTGTCGACGTTGGTGACGTTGTCTACCACGAGCAGGTGGGGAAAGCACCCGAAAATCTCCAGGTAGCACAGCAACGTTGATTCGATCTCTTCCGGCGACGGTCGCGCGGAGAAGTTGAACCGGACCCACCACCGATCCCCCAGCGCCTTTTCGTAGTCACCGAAGGAGTCGTCCAGTAGTGCGTTCTTCACGGCCTTGACGTCGCGACCTGTGATCATTGACGTGCAGCGGGAAACCTGTGTGGCCGCCGTGGAGTCTGCCGAGAAATACAGCACAGGGATATTGCCATGCATGGCCAGGAATGCGGCGAACAAGCTCTTTCCCGTGCCGGGGCCGGCTACTACTAGCGACAGTTCCCCGCGCCTGAACTCAACTTCCATCCGTTGGAGTCCCGCATAGGGCGTGGGGATAGGTTCCCCTGCCGCCCCTCGAATATGGGCCGATTGTGTTAGCGAGAACATCACACACCCCCTTCCCTACTGACAAGTGCCTGCGGATAAAAAATCCGGGCCAGGTTGCCCGGGGTTCGATTACTACACCAATCTTTCCCTACTGACAAGTGAGAAGTCATGAAAAAGCGCAGGCGTGCGAGACGTCACAAAATCGGCAATGCCAGCCTGGCCGGGCAGGGAAGTTGCCCGCCTTCACTCCAGCGTCCATGGCAGCGAACACCTCTCCCACCTCCTCCTCTTCCACCTTTGATACGTCCAGGGCTCGTGAGAGTCCACCGGTTTTCGCCATGAACCAATCAGCCTTGTTGACTGCCACCCCGAACACCTTCCGGGCCAGGACGGTGTACGTCTTGAGCTGGAATTTCGACCGGGTGGAGCCAGTTTTGAGGTCCCGGACGCGTACGGAGCTGTCGGGCTCCTCCGTCAGTTGGTCGATGTACCCCTGAACTGCTACGCCCCCGATTTCCGCTTGCACGTGCAGTTCGAGGCCGGGTGTTCCATCGCTGGTCTTCCAGATGGTAGGCCCACTCTCCCGGGCCCATTCGACGTAACGCACCACCTGGCTTTGCCCCAGGGCGTAGCGGTTGACCATGTCGGTCTCACCGCTCACGTTCCCGGCTGTCATCCAGCGCGCGAGGTTGCTCTCCTTGTCCAGGGCACTGTTCGTCAATGCGGTGTACGCGTCGGAGAAGACCTCGACCGCTTCCTCTGACGGCATCTTGCGGTCTGAGCGCTCGTAGGCCTCGCAGGCTTCATGGAAAGCGGAGCCTTGGTGCGACCACGCAGCTGGCCGAGGAGTCACCTTTTCGATGCGCTGAAGACGGTACTTCTCCGGGCACTCTTCGTACTGCGATGTCTGGCTTGCCGATCGCGTTCCGTTTGCTACCCGCTCAGGGACAGTCACAGATGTTCCTCTCAGGTTGCACCTCCTTGGGTCGGTCAGGGTGTATCACATAAAGGGTGTAAGCCGCGCAGCCGGAGAGACGTGAACTGGTGTGGAAATGGGGCTCTTCCTCAACTATCCGGTCGGTCCAGTTACCCCCGAGGCTTGCGGACAACGAGGCCAGGGCCGGAGTGTCGTCGGGGTCCAGTTCCTTGTCTCCGGCCATCACCAGGTAGTACGAGCCGAACGAGCTCGTCACGCTGTCGATCACCAGTGACTCAGAGACGTAGGTCCGGCGGTGGCTCTGTACCGGCGTTTCCCGGATGAGGGCGAGAAGGCCCGCAGCCGTCCAGCGCACTTCCGCCGCCGCGCATCCCATCGTGATCATGACTACCGCCCCCCTGTTTCAGCAGCAGCCAAATCAAGCCGTGCGTCCTGTTTCTGACTTTAGCCTCCGGGCAGTGGAACCCCGCACTCCGTTATTGGGTGACATGGATCACCGGCACGAAAGCGGCCAGACGGCACAACCAAAGAGGGCCCGGACGCATCTACGTCCAGGCCCTCTGAGCGGGTCGCGCCCCTGGTCACGCCAGGAAGGCGCTCACTTCCTCGCCCTCTGGGCACACCAGCAATTGAAGCTGCGTGGGTGAGGGAGGAGCCGAGCCCTCCGGCCACCGGACGACGAGCCCGCCGTCTGACGGCAGGCGGCGCACATAGATGAGGCGCTTGCTGTCTGGCTCCAGGTGGGCCACATCGCCCTCCACCACGTGCCGCACGAACGCCTTCGCATACCGGTCCGGCTCTCGCTCCCGGAGGCGGACGGCCACCATCCTGCGCAGGCCCCGGAAGATGGAGTCCCGAATCACCTCAGCCCGGTGCGGGTGGTTGCTCACATCCCAGGGAAGGACGGCCAGGGCCTCGACCTTGGGCCCACGCGAATGCATGTGCAGGTTGAGAGCCCGGTAGCTCACGGCCTGGCGAGAGACGCCGAAGCGGGCAGCGATCACGCCATAGTCCGACTCCGCGAGAAGGATCTTCCTCATGGCCAAGTCGTCTTTGGGCAGGTCACCCACGAGATCCCCCATTACTCCGCGCACTGCCCGGACGGTACGGGTAGTGGCAGCTCACATACAACGAGCCTTCACAGGCTCTACACACGGTTGCCTGTGACCTGCATCTCACTATATTACCCACCTGTCCGATCTTGGCGGATCGGACACCTACGTAATAAGTGAGAGTAGGAAAGAAACACCTGATAGTAACTCCTCTTTTTTCTAAGGGAGTTCACAGGAACCTACCAGGAGTCCCCAGCCGGCTCACCCGTGAGGGAGCCCGGCAGCAGCTCTCAGCCGGAAACGGACCATCTGACGATCTGTCATCGAACTTGATCCCTGGGGCCAGAACCTCACCCCCCAGGGACACACTCCTTCACGATTCGGTCTTCTGCCCTAAGACAGGGCCAAATCTTGATCACGGAACGGCATCGGAGGTGATCGGGTGCCTAGAGCCGCCTCTGTTTGCTACGTCCGGGGGTGCACGGCCCGTACCACTCGCTCCGGCCGGTGCGAACAGCACGCGCCCCCACTCCCGAAACCCTGGGCCACTAAGAGCGCCCGTAACGCGACACGCAGTAGCGACTGGGAGAAGCGAATCAGACCGCGCGCCCTGGTTCTGGCTCGGTTCGCCTGTCAGGCCTGCGGCTCCCGCGAGCGCCTGGAGGTCGATCACGTCATCCCCGTGGCTCGGGGCGGCACCTGGACACTCGACAACGCCCAGGTGCTCTGTCGCCCCTGCCACAAGATCAAGACAGCCCGGGACCGAGGCCGGTGAACATCGGACAGATACCGCAGGTGCAGGACGGGGTATCCGCGTGGCTAAGAGGATGAGGCCACAGACGCAGCGCAGCCCGCTTCGGCTAACGGCAAGCCGCACGTGTAGAAGCCCCGGCTTCGAGGTGTAATCCCGGTTCGACTCCGGGCGGGGGCACGATCCGCGCGCCGTAGAGCGCGAAGGGATTCCATAGCTCAGTTGGTAGAGCACGGGACTTTTAATCCCATGGTCCTCGGTTCGAGCCCGAGTGGAATCACGCCTATGGGTGTAGCTCAGTCCGGGCAGAGCACTGGCCTCCAAAACCAGGTGTCGGGGGTTCGAATCCCTCCATCCATGCCATCCAGGTAGCTCCTGGAGTGCTCTGAATCTCCCCCTGATCAGGGGACGGATGAGCGGTGCGTTTCGTTCAGCGGCCCAGGACTCCCCCCGGAGAGGGGGCAACGCCGGTTCGAATCCGGCAGCGCACACATCAGCCGGCCTGCTTAGGCAAAAGGCAAAGCCTCCTGTCCTAAGAAACAGGTGCGTGCGGGTTCGACTCCCGCAGCAGGTACGTACGCCCGCCGTTCTCGGCGGGCTCATTCGGGTGTAGCTCAGTCGGTAGAGCACGCGCTTTGGGAGCGCGAGGCCGCAGGTTCGAGACCTGTCACCCGGACCACGAAAGGGCTCTGCGGGGCCACACACAACACGACAGAGAAGTTCATCGGGGGACGAGTGCACGAGGACGACCAGGAGGCCGGGCCACGACTGCGGCACACCTCCCAGCCAGGCCGGGCCGCGCAGGTTCGGCACTGGCGGCAGGACGCCGCCAACGAGCTGGAGGAGCTGCGTGACCTCTACCCGCTCATCGAGGGCCTGGAGGTGCCGCGTCTATGACTCGTGGGCCGCAGCCGAGCCCTAGCGCAGCGCGCAGAAACGTTCACCCACACGCCCGGGAACTGTCCCGGGAACCCAAAGCTCCACGGCAGGCGCCCACGGGCCTCTCTCTCAAAACCGCCGGGGCGAAACGCTTTTGGCTCATGTGGTCTCAGGCCCCGCAGACAGCGGAATGGACAGAGACCGACTGGCTTGAGCTGGAAATCACCGCACGCCTGGTTGATGCCCTGTATCAGGGAGACCTGAGACAGGCGGGGGAGATCCGGCAGAGAACCGCTAAATGGGGCTCGACGGTCGAGGACCGGAATCGTCTTCGCATGAAGTTCGCGGATTCTGACGAGGCCGGGGAAGATCCTGCGGAGCCGTCAGGCATGGATATGGACGAGGAGCTTTACAAGCTGCTCGGAGGCAACTGAATAGGTAGGTGACGCCCTTGCAGACAGGCAATCTGCCCGCAGGGGTCCCGAGGCCTACCGAGACGCTGGGTTACTCAATCATCCGTTGGGCCCAGACGTACATCGTCCAGCCGGATGGCGACCGAGCCGGCGAACCTTGGAAATTCACGCCGGAACAGCTCCGGTTCGTCCTGTGGTTCTACGCAATCCGCTCCGATGGGGGGTGGGCCTATTCAGCCGCGACGCTCCGACGAGCGAAGGGCTGGGGCTTAGCAAGACCCCGTTGCTTGCGGCCCTGGCCATTGTCGAGTTTCTGGGGCCTTGCCGGTTCAGCCATTTCAACGCTTTCGGGCTTCCGGTCGGAAAGCCCGTGCCTCTTCCGGTCGTACAGGTCGGGGCCACTGCACTCGATCAGACAGACCAGACCCTAGACATGATTCGCGGGATGCTCTCCGAAAGTCCGGCCGAGAAAGTCTACGGGCTGGACATCGGCAAGAGCATCATCCAATTCAAGTCGGGAAGGCCTGGAAGTATCAAGCCAAAGGCCACCGCGGGGAGAACCAGCGAAGGCAACAGGCCATCGTTTTGTTTGATGGACGAATGCCACCACTGGGTTTCCAGCAACGGGGGCCCGGAGTTCTTCCAGACCTTGAAGCGGAATATTGAGAAAACTACCAAAGCGGGGTCCAGGTGGGTTAGCACCACCAATGCCTACTCTCCCAATGAAGATTCCGTAGCGCAGATCATCCACGAATCTGAGATGGTCTCACAAGGGTTCTGGCTTTATGACTGCCTTGAAGGTTCCATCGACGTTGACGATATGCGCGATGAAGCTGCTGTCCGGGCCGCATTGGTGGAGGCTTACGGTGATGCCGCGTGGGCGGATATCGACGGGCTGACCCGTACGATTCTGCATGACCGGACCACCCCGGACAGCACCTACTGTCGCTTCTTCTTCAATCAAATTGCGGAGTCCAGCGACGGCTGGATGGTCAAGGCCGAATGGGATGCCTGCTTCTCCGACACCGATCCCATCATGCCCGGCGATCAGATCGCCTGCGGTTTCGATGGAAGTATCCGGGGCGACTCGACAGGGATTGTCGGCGTCAGATTGCGTGACGCCAAGCTATTCGTGGTGGACCTATGGGAGAAGCCGAAGCACGCAGGTATCGACTGGGAAGTAGATGTCCTCGCTGTTGAGGCTGCTGTACACCGGATGTTTGCTACGTACCGCGTCGAGTGGATGTATTGCGACCCGCCATATTTTCAAGAGGCTATCGGCCGGTGGGCTATTGAACATGGCGACGACCGTGTTTTTGAGTATTGGACCAACAAACCCACGCGGATGGCGCAGGCCGTTGAACGCTTCCGTACGGCCGTCATGGTCAAGGACCTTTTCCACGAGGGCGATGAACGCCTCAGCCGGCACGTGTTGAATGCAGTGACCCGCGAGGTATCCCAAGGAATCCTAATTCAAAAGGACTCCCCCCGGTCAAAACGAAAGATCGACTTGGCCGTATGCGCCGTTCTCGCTCTTGAGGCCCGAGCCGACGCAATCGCTGATGGCCGTCTATCAATCCGAAGGAGCCGCGTAGTCGGTTTCTAGCTGCGAGGTTCTATTTGATCGTACCCCCCAACGGCCATACCGCTTTCATAGGTGAACCGTCGAAACCCGTCGAGTGGCTTTCCTACCTGTACGGCAAAATGCCTGGTCCGGGCTCCCCCATGCTGGTCTACGGAAACTACTACGAGGGCGAACAGCAGAAGCTAGCGTTTGCCCAGCCCCGCTACAAAACAGCCTTTCATGATGTATTCGCGCAGTGGCGCGACAACTTTTGCGGCATGATCATTGACTCTGCTAACGAGCGAATGAATGTGGACTCCTTCCGCCTACCTGATCATGAGGGAAGCGACAAGGACGTTCGAGAGTTCTGGCAGCGCAATTCCATGGATGCCTTTTCCTCCTCGGTGCACCTGGACGCCATGGTGGCCGGTACGTCCTACGTACTGGTGTGGGCAGATGCCGAGGGCCGCCCGACCATCACCCCGTACTCCGGGGAACAGATGGTCGTGCAGTACAAAACCGGTTCCCTCACAGAGATCCAGGCTGCCGCCCTTTTCATTCAGGATGCATGGGGCCGTCAGATATCGACTCTGTGGACCGAGAAGTACGTCTACGAGGTCTCAGCCGGTACAACCGACTGGGAGAACGGAACGGTACAGAAGAACCCCCTGGGGGTCGTCCCTGTCGTGCCTTTCCATAACCGGGCCCGGCTCGGCCGGCCTGCCGTCTCCGACCTTCATAACGTCATACCCATTCAGGACGCGATCAATAAGACGGTCACCGACGCGCTCACCGCATCTGAAACGGCGGCGTTCCCACAAAGGTGGGTGACTGGCTTGGAAATCGTCGAGGACGAGCACGGCAACCCGGTCGAACCCTTCTCCGTTGCCGCTGACAAACTCCTCCAGGCCGAGAGTGACCTAGTCAAATTTGGCTCCTTCGAGGCGGCCGACCTCAAGAACTACGTGACTCTCGTGTCCATGCTCGTGCAGCACATGGCCAGCCTTTCCAGGCTCCCGCTCCATTATTTTCTGGTCAACGGGGGCGCTTCGCCTTCCGGGGAGTCCCTTATCTCTGCCGAGGCCGGATTGGTGGCCAAGGTGAAAGAGCGCATGTTGCACTTCGGTGAATCATGGGAACGGGTTGTCCGTTTGTGCTTCGCGGTCCTCGGCGACTCCAGGCGAAATGCCTACACCATGGAAACCATGTGGCGTGATCCGGAGTACCGCACCGAGGCGCAACACGTCGACGCGCTTCTCAAACTGGCACAGCTTGACGTGCCCCGCGAGTTCCTGTGGTCGTCTGCTGGTTTCTCCGCAGCTCAAATCTCCGCTTTCCGGAAGATGCGGGTGGAGGACGCCAAGGCAGCGGCAGAGATTCAGAAGCTCGGGCCGCAGCCACAGACCGCTGGTCCCGCTGTCACTGGTGACGTGAAACCGAAACCGCCACAGGGCAACTCGGGCAACGCGAATCGCAAGATTTACGAACCTAGTCACTGACGTGCCGGAATGGCATGTCCTTCCGAAATGGAATCAATTTGACTGAAACTGTTCCAGGCGACCAGACCGAGACCGAGCCTTCGGGCTCCCAGCCGGCTCCGCCTCCGTCCGACTCCGGCGAGGAGAAGTGGAAGGCCCTTTCCCGCGAGAACGAGCGGAAGTGGAAGGCGGCTTCCCGAGAGCTTGAGGAACTGCGTAAGGCGCAGATGTCCGACCAGGAAAAGGCCCTGGACGACGCGAGGACCGAGGCCCGTAAGGAAACCATGTCCGAAGTCGGGGCCCGACTCGCAAAGGCCGAGATCCGCGTCCAGGCGTCCAAGGCCGGTGTGGAAGTCCCTACGGATTATCTTGACCTCTCCCAGTTCCTCGGTGACGACGGTGAGGCCAATACAGAAAAGGTCGGCGCATTTATTGCGTCGCTGAAGCAGAACGCCCCGAAGGGCGAGACGTTCCCTCAGCTCAACGGGGTGGGACATCACCAGTCCGGCAACGACATCACCTCGATGGACCCGACTGAACTTGCCGACCTGATTGCGGGCAAGTCCTTCATCTAACCCCCTTCACCCTCTACTTGCCTTGCCCTCTGTAGAGGGGTTTTTAGCAGCTCCATAGCGCGCGAAAGATCCCCCCGCGGGGGGCTTTTTCATGCCCTCTTGGAGCGCTTTTGCCACTAACTACCCACCACTTCAACCTCAACCCGCGACAGGTAACGATCGCGGCCCTCGGTCTTCTTGACCGGCAGCTGACGCTAGGCGGCCTTCCGGCCCGGTATTCGGAACTCAGTTTCGTCGGTGGTCTCGGTGATGTAATCAACGTCAACCGGGAGAGCAGGGGTATCCCGGTGCAGGCTGCGGGTATTACCGCGCCCATCAAAAACTCGATCACCGGTGACAAGAACCGGCTTGCTGCCGCTTCGGATCGGCCTCTGCCGGCTGACCCCCGGCTAGCACCGCAGGGATTCATCAACGAGTCCCGTTTCCCAGTTCAAATCTCGACGCTCGCCCAGAACTCGACGGTTCTGAGTATGGAGCAGATCGCCTTTGACCTGCGCCAGTTCGGTGCGCAAGTTCTGACTAAATTGACTCGGGGTTTTGCCGAGTATTTTGATGACACCACGGCCGCCTTCATCAAGGCCAACATCACCCGATCCGGCCTTACGGCCGCTCAGCAGAAAGCCGTTGGTGGTGACGTAGCGGTTTCCATTCCGGCTGCTGACGGTACGGCCGCGAACATGTCGGCGCGTGCTCTTGCCCTCCGGGCTGCTCTCGTTGACGCACGAATGGCTATGAACCTGGCGCAGGTTCCGACTTCGGAGCGGTATCTCATTGCCGGTCCCGAGGTTGAGGCTATCCTTCTGAAAGATCCGGAATTCGTGGCGGTCGATTACAGCGGCGACACGAACGCGCTACGTCGGGCGATCATCGGCCGTATTTACGGTTTCGACATTGTCATTCACAACAGCTTCGGCCTTGAGGCCTACCTGTTCCACAAGTCGGCCATGCTGCTTGTTTCCGCTTGCCCTGCTATCCCGATGGGCGCCGTCCAGGGAAGCATTCAGAACATCAACGGTATCGCGACCCGAATGCTGATCGATTACGACTACGGGCGAAAGGCCGACGTTATCGGGCTCGACACCATGTATGGCCTTTCCACCGTTGCGGAGGACCCTGACTATTCCGTCCGGGGCACGGCCATCGGTGAGAAATTCGTGAGGGGTCTCAAGATCAGCATCACGGAAACCGCCCCTGCGGGTGGCTGATAGGGGGTTTCATGGCTCTGGCTACCGCTCAAGATGTGGTCCTCCGGTCGGCAGAGCCGATCCCCGATGAAGCCCTCCCTCGCATCGAGGCATTCATTACGGACGCCACGGGACTCGTAGAGGACTACTGCGGACGGGACCTGTACCGGAGGACGGGAGAGACCTTGAGTCTCTACCCGTCTGACAGTGCGGTCCTCCTGATTCCCTCCCGGTACACGACGGCTCTCCTGGTCTCGGCCGTCTCGGTCGACGGCCAGGAGGTCATCGACTGGACGATGCAGCGGGGGCGACTCCTGCGGGATTCGGGCTGGGGCCAGCAGCTCGTCACCGTGACGGGCTCCTGGGGGTACGAACGCGCCCCTGCCTCCCTCACCGGGATCGTCTGCGCGGAGGTACTGCGCTGGCTCGGCCTCACCCCCGGGGCCGAGTCGGAGCGGGTGGGAGAGGTCGAGATCCATTTCGCTGACCCGGGCTCCGGTCTCTCCCTCTCCCCCGCCACTCGGCTCGCTCTGCGGCCGTACAAGAGGATGCGGGCAGGCACCCTGACCGTTCGGCGTGAGACGCCCGCCCTCGATCTAAGGGGGCCTCATGTACTCCGGCACTGAACCGGTGGAAGTCTGGCGGGCCCCCCGCGAGGAGAACGCCTACACGTCCCGCCCCGACTGGGGCCAGGCCGTCAAGGTCTGGTCCGGGTCGGGCTCGGTCCAGCCGGACAAGAGCTTTGAGTCCTTCACGCCTTCTCGGGACTCCGTGACAGAGCGCGTGACTGTGTTCCTGCCCCTGGCGGCGGTTGTGGGGCCCGCAGATCGTCTGACAGTCCGGGGTCATTCGTACGAGGTCGATGGGGAGCCGAAGCGGCTTCTCCAGACCTCACGGCGGCACACCCGCATTACGGCCTGGAGGGCGATCAAATGACCGCCTCCAAGGCGCGTATGACATTCCGAGCCGGCTGGGAAAAGCAGGTGTTCGCGCTCCCTGGAACCCAGCGCCTTCTTCTCCGGGCCGTGGCGCGCATCGAGGCCTATGCCAAGGGCGACGCCCCCCGGCGCGAGAACGCTGGGAGACGGACCGGCCGCCGAACATCGTGGACGTCCATCAGGAACAACATCGCTTCCGCCGTACACATGGACGCTGGCGGCTGGTACGGCGCTGTTTTCACCGAGGCCGACCCCCGTGTTCGTCACGCCATGCTCACCCATCAGGGCTTCCGGGACCGGGCCGGTAGACGGCACCCCGGCAGGCGCTTCCTGAAGGGTGCCCTGTTGAAGGCGAGGGTTTGATTGCGCATAGACCCAATCGACTTCCTCGTCACCTTTCTCCGGGCTCAGCCCGGGATTCCCGGCACAGCCCCGAAGGGCGATCTCACCAATCACGCGTACGGCGATACCACCGTGTACCTGGAGCCGTCCGGCGGTTTCCGGATGGTCCGGGACCGAATGGACCGAGTGGATATCGAGTACGACGTTTACAGCCTGAATCGCAAGGCGTGCATTGATCTCGCTCTGACGGTACGGGAAGCCCTGCTAGAGATCCTGCCGAACAAGACGGTAGACGGGGCCCTGGTGCTCGACACCGAGGATATTCAGTTCCCGACGTACTACCCCGATAAGACCTCACGCGAGCATGTCTACGGCGGGGAGGTATCGGTGTTCTTCGCAGCCGAATAGGGCAGTCGGATCATCACCCGGTCTTCGTCGTTCCCCTGGAACCCATACCGGGTGTACCAGTCCACCAGTTGACTGTACGGAAGGCCTACGGGGCCCGGATCAACCGAGAGCACCAGTGTCACGTTCTCTTGGTCGGCATCCCGGCAGATCATTTTCAGGATCTCACTTCCCCAGCCTTTTCCCTGATCATCCGGTTGCACGGCGATCTCGCTGACGATCACGGGCCGGCTGATGTCGGACGGGTCGGAAAGCAGACTGGCCGAAGCCACCCCCGCGTAAAGCACATAGATGTTTCTCACTTCCTCAAACTAGCAGCCCTGACCTTCGGTCGGGGCTTTTTTTATGCCCTTTTGGAGGCTGCATGGCGAACGACGCCAAGAAGATTCGTTTCGCCCCGAATGGTGCTCTCTACATTGCACCCGCCCCTGTTGAGGGGGCTTCCGGTGGTACGACCGTTCCGACAGGTCTCGGCGATCCCGAGACTCCACCGACCGGCTATAAGGCGCTCGGTTATGCGGACGAGTCCGGGGTGACGTTGACCCCCGCCATTGAGACGCAGCCGGTAAACGCCTGGCAATCCGCAGTGCCAGTTCTCTACAGCGTCACCGGGGCTAGCTTCTCCATCAAAGCAGTTCTGCTTGAGACCAACGAGATCACCACTGAACTCTTCTTCGGTGCTCAGTGGGTTGAGGTGATGTCGGAAGACCCGACGCCGGTCGGTACCGGAGTTTTCAAGCTGGACCTTTCCAGCACCCCGGACCTCAAGGAACTTTCACTTGTCGTGGACTGGAACCAGGCGGGCATTCGATACCGGTGCGTGATCACTCGCGCCATGATCTCCGACCGAGGAGCGATTCAGCTCAACCGGACGGAGCCCGGAAAGTTTGAACTAACGCTTGAGGCCCTGGACTTCAAGGGCAACCTAGGCACGATCTTCACCAATGACGACATCGCCGCCTGACTTTTAGACACATCCCTCTCATTCCTTTCCCACCCTGTAGGAGCCGCCTGTGTCCAATAAGAAGAAGAAGAACCGGAAGAATGCTTCCCGGAAGCCTGCCCCCAACAAGGTTTCCGCCCAGAAGGCGGAGGCCCTGGGTGAGGGCCTTGCTTTTGAGCATCGCGAGGTGACTTTCACTGTCCGCCCTGTCGGTAAGTATCCGGTCGCCGTGCTGGAGACGGACGACGAGGTGGAGGTTCTGAAGCTTATTCTCGGCAAGGACCAGTGGGCCGCGTATCTCAACACGGAGCCGACCCTCGATGATCTTCCGGAGTTTCTGGAGAAGTTCTCTACAACTGCGGGCGGAGACGCCGAGGCGGGAAACTGACCGCAGCCGTCCGTGCCATGCAGGAATACCCGGACGAGCTTGAGGCCGATCTACTCGAATTCTTCCAGGTCGACATCCTTGACTTCTGGCGCGGCCGGCTGTCCCTCCGCCGTATCGGTGTACTCATCAAATCACTACTCCGAAAGCCAGGTCGGAGCCTCCTCCTCCAAGCCCTTGATGAGAAAGCGGAGTGGGACGAGCCGACCTACCTTCTGGCACGCTCATCGGATGCCCTGGAGCTAACGAACCACCTGCTTCTCAAAGCGCATTTTGATCCTGCTCAGACCAAGGATCTCGCGCTTCCCCCGAAGATTCCCCGCCCCGGCGAAGATGAGCCGGCTCCTGAAGTTGAAATGTCCTCGCCGCAAGAGGTCATGAGCCTCTTTCAGGCGATGAACAGCCTTTAGGAGGTCCCGTCATGGCTTCTGAAGGCCGTGGTTCCATCCGTGTGGGAACCGGACACGTTGAAGTTGTCCCGACGATTTCGCAGGACAGTAAGACCGAACTGCGTGCCGAACTGGTCCGCACAATGGAGCAGGCCGGAACGGCGGCGGGAAAGGCCTACAAGTCCGCTGCCGCCAAGGCAGTCAAGGGGACTTCCGAAGCAGTCGAGAGGGAAGCGAAGAAGGCTTCCACAGCAACCAAGAAGGCGGCCAAGGACACCGAGGCCGCCCTCAAGCGGGCAGAGCAGTACGTCACCAAAGAGGCAGGCAAGGAAGCCGGTAAGCGGCTTAAGACGTACGTCAAAGCAGAGAAGGACAAGCAGAAGGCCACAGAAGGCCTATCGGCAGTCCTGAAGCGTCTTTCCCAGCAGGCCATCAAGGACACTCGCGCCGAGGGCAAAGCCAAGCTCAAGGCCGTCGAGGAAGCCAAGAAGGCTGCCGAGAAAGCAGAGAAGGCCAAGGCGACGGCCGCTGTGGCGGCTACCCGTGAAGCCGAGAAGGCAGAGAAGCACCGTACGACCGAGCACGGCAAGGAGAGCCGTCTTCGGATGGCTCAGGAGAAGCACGAGTCCGCACAGGCTCTCGCGGAGATCCGGGAAAAGCAGCTCCGTCAGAAGGAGGCGGATCGTGTCCGCCTCCAGGCCGTGAAGGAACAGAACGACGCTGCTCGTGCCGCACACCTGCGGCGACTTGAGGAAATACGGGAGCAGAGCAACCGGCAGAAGCTTGCCAATGACGCGGCCACCGCTGCCCTGAAACAGCAGGTTCTTCTTTCTCAGGCAGCAGCCCGGCAGATGCGTGACGCAGTATCAAGTATCCAGCAGGATGCTCGCCTTCACGCTCAGGGCATTCGTAATGACATTTCCGCACAGCAGGCGCTACTTCGGGACCTGCGCACGCAGATGCGTGACGCGCGTCGGCAGATCAACGGAACGACCACGACCACGACTCAGGTAGTTCGGGGTATCAGCAAAGAACTTCGGGGCGTCGGAACCTGGTTCGACAACATTGGTCAGTCCATCAATGAGGCCGGGAACATCCTCACGACGAAGTTCCTGGCTCCGCTGGCTCTGGCCGGTACGGCTCTGGCCACTATCGGTGTGAAGTCTGCTGATGCTCGACTCCTCGGGCAGCTCGGCCTTTCCGCGTCCGGTGTTTCCAAGGGTCAGTCCGCACAGCAGATGAACCGCATTCAGAACTACGCGATCGATACTCCGTTTTCGATCGACGTCATGCACGAATATCAGATGAAGCTCATCAGGTCTGTCGCTGGTTCCGATAAGCGTTGGTTCTCTGACGATCCTGCCGTGAAGGGCAAGGCCGCCGATAAGGCAGCCGGCCAGGCGACGGACTTGATTATGGCTATCGGTGACTCGATGGCCCGTGCCGGTAACCTCAATCCGACTCAGTTCACCCGCGCGATGTACGCGATGGACATGATTATGGATATGGACCGAGCGCCTACGAAAAATGTTAGGCAGCTCATTGCGTCCACGGGTATCCCTGCGGCTGAGCTTGCTCACCTCCTCGGATTCCCCGACTCCGAAAAAATGTACAAGGTGATGGGCACTCCTGCCGCGAAGGGCGGGGGCATTACCGGTAAGTCCATCATGGACAGTATGCTCAATTACTGGGACCCCACCAAGTACAAGGGGGACCAGAAGACGGGCGGCTCGGTCGGCTACGCACAGGCGATGACGAATGAGACCATCACCGGCCGTATCCAGCAGATGAAGGAGCGCGCGACCTACGAGTTGGGCAATCTCTTCATTGAAGAAGACGAAGACGGGTCGCTCAAATACTCGGGCCTGGGCGAGAAGCTTATGGGCCGGGACATTGTGGAGTACGACGAGCGGGGCAACGTTTCCCGCCGAGCCCATGAAGACGGGCTAGTCGACAAGGTTCAGAGCATGGCGCGGGATTACGCGCCGATGGTTCCGGTATTCCTGGAAAAGTTCTTTGAAGCAGTCGACAACTTCGCAGACATGATCAACAGCGTGGTCGGCTGGTTCCGGGATCACGACGAATTCGTACGGCTCGGAGAGTCCATAGCAGACTTCCTTGTCGAATGGGGTCCGCTCATCCTCGCCGTGGGGCTCCTGTCCAAGGTTCTCGGCAAGGCCATCGGGATTGTGGGGAGGCTCCTCTCCCCCGCTGCCGCATTGGTCCAGGGCACGGCCCGGGGTGCACGTGGTGCCGGACGGCTCAGGTCCCAGGTCAACACGAGTGCCACCGCCTACCGGGAGGCTCGTGCCAACGGCCAGGGCTACCGGGAATCGCGGCGGACGGCCAATACCGCCTACCGCGAGGAGCGAGCCCGGCAGCGCGGCGACAACGACCGCCGAGGAGTTGGGCAGCGGATCGCGGACCGTCTGACCGGTGACCGTTCGGACCTCACCCGAGGACGGCGGGAGCTGGCCGACATGGAGCGCCAGGCCCGCGCTGTTGAGGAGCGCGTGGAGGAGCTGCGCGCCGAACTGCGCGGCGTGAATGATCAGACACTTCGTCAGATCCAGGCTGCGCTAGCCGGGGGCTCCGCCTCGGTCCGGGGCTCTGCCAATCAGGCCCAGGGTGCTGCGGGGAGTCTCCAGTCAGCCATAGCGGATATCAACCGGGCCTCTCTGGCTGCGGTCCGCCAGGAGGCTGACAAGGTCGAGGCCGCCCTCAAGGCGGTGACCAGAGAGTTCAGCCAGGCCCACGGCAAAGCCGGGTCGCTCAACACGGCGAAGCTCGACCTGGTGGCCGGTGAGGTCCGGAAGCTCTCCGCTGCGGCGGAGACGACCGGCAAGAACGTCACGTCGGTCAACACCCGGGTCGGCAACCTCAACGGCAAGGACGTAAAGGCTGTTACGGCCTCGATGGACGGCCTGCGGGCCATGTCTGAGCGGGCAGCCGGCCAGATCGGTGACGGGGCCAATTCGTCATCCGTGTCCGGCCGTACAGCCAACCTGAACAAGCGTCGGTTGACCGATGTCATCGCGGAGTTCCGGAAGCTGTACGAGCGAGCGGAAGACGCCTACAAGCAGGTCGGGCAGGGTACGGGAGCCGGTTCGCTGGCAGGCCGTATCGGTCTGCTCAACGGCCGGTCGCTCAAGTCGGTGACCAAGCATGTTGACGAGCTCGCCAAGTCGCTGCGCAAGGCGGCAGAGGCCGGTGACGACCTGGACGGCGGTCTCGGTCGGATCTCCAACCGGTCCCCCGGCGGGGGCGGCGGTGGGGGGAAGAAGGCCAAGGGAAGGGCCCGTGGCGGTGTTGTCCCGGGCTACGCCCCGTGGGTGGACTCCGTCCCGACGATCCTCTCCCCCGGCGAGGGTGTGTTGCGGCCGGAGGTCACCGCAGCGATCGGTGAGCCCACCATCAACGCATGGAATGAGCTGGCCATCCGTGGCCGCATCTCGCGTCGCGCCCGGGGTGGTGTGGTCGGCAGCTCCGGGAGCGGGCGGTTCTCCCTCGATGAGCTTAAGCAGTACGTGGACCTGAATTACGGCCTCGTCCAGCACGGCCGCTCAGCGGTCGACACCATGCGTCTGGATTCGACTTCCGATCCTCTCGGCGGCCCAGTCCAGGGCGGCATCCTGGGAACCGGTGACCGCTCCTCCGCCTTCATCGGGCGGGGGGTGGCAACCAATTTTCGGGGCGCTTACGACTGGATGACCCGGGACGTCTTCACCTTGATGAAAAAGGTCCCGACGATTGTCGGTCAGGCTGCTGGTGTTCTTGGCGGGGCCATCACCCCGACTCTCGGTAAGTATTTCTGGGATGACGTGTGGAAGGGCCAGGGGAACATTGTTGAGCGAGGCCAGAAGTTCCTTTCTGACACGTTCTCGATGAAGACCCTGACGAGTGTCAGCACGGATCTCCTCGGAGGCCTGTGGGATTCCGGCAAGTCCATCGCTGGTGTAATTGCCGACCCTATGGGGGCAGTCACAGAGGGAATCAGCGGCATCTATGACACCGTAGCGACCTCGTACAACTCCATCGTTGACATGGTCGGTGTCGTACGTGACATCAAGAATTCCCCTCTTGACTACGCGTCGCGCGTCGCGGGGGGAATTATCGACAATGCCCGTGAGTCCATGCCGAACCTTGAAGGGCTGTTCGACTTCAAGAAGGGCGAGAAGGTCAACACTGAGCAATCAGTGGACTTGAGCAACCTGTTCAGCGCGGCCCCTTCCAAGCAGGGCGGTGCGGTGACCCGGTGGATTCCTGTAATCAGGCAGGCCCTAGCGGCTCTCAACCTGCCCGACAGTCACACTCCGCTGATTCTTCACCGGATCGGGGTGGAGTCGGGTGGTAACCCCCGGGCTATCAACAACTGGGATATCAACGCTAAGAACGGGACACCTTCAAAGGGTCTGATGCAGACCATTGATCCGACGTTCAACGCGTATGCCGGACCGTATAAGAGTCTCGGTGTCTATAACCCTCTCGCCAACATCTATGCGGGCATCAACTATGCCATTCACAGGTACGGCAAGATTGGTTGGACCCGGGCCCTTTCCGGGACGATGGGTTACGCCAAGGGGACCATGTCCGCCTCTCCCGGACTCGCGGTTGTCGGCGAGCAAGGCCGAGAGCTGATTGATTTCGGCGGTGGCGGTCAGCGGGTATACAACAACGCTGAGACGGAATCCCTGCTCGGACGGAAGTACGAGATTCACATTCATGAGGCCAAGAATGAGCCTACGCCGCAAGCAGTAATGCGGGCCCTTCAGCAGGCAGAGGCCCTTTACGCAAGTATCTAAGGGGGTCTTATGCCCGTACCCGCATTGTCGGCGCCGGTGGTAAACAGGCAAAACGTGTTTGCCCCGGCGCCGGTCAAATGGCAGTCCACCCGTGTATCGCTTATCGGGAGGTCAGGCCGCGGTGAGGAAATAGATCTCACCGGGTTTGCCGGCAAAGCATGGCCTGGCGTTTTTATTCAGCCCGGAGCGACAGGGCTTGACGCCCCACCCTTTGCCGTGTTCTCCGACGACAGCCCCAATCTCGACGGTTCTATTTTCCGTTCAGCCCGTGCGACTGCCCGCGAGATCATGATTCCGGTATACCTCCACGGGATTGACCGTCAGACAATCAATGGACTGAAGCGAAAGTTCTTCCAGGCGCTCAATCCGGCCCGGGGATACTGCCTTCTCAGGTTCACCGAGGGCGGGATCACCCGACAGCTCACGGCCTATTACAAGGGCGGCATGGAGGGGGCCGAAGGCGTCGATACCTCCGGATTCACCTGGACCCGCTACGGACTGACGTTCACGGCTATGGACCCCTGGTATTACGCCACGGCCCAACACGTTGAACGCTGGTCGTTCGGGACCGGTGATCCGTTCCTTCACCCAGCAGGCCTCTTCCCTCTCCATATCGCGGAAGGCGTCATGGGCGGTATTGGCGACCAGTACGAACTCACCAACCCAGGGGACATCGAGGCATGGCCAGTCTGGACACTGAAAGGCCCCATCAAATCTTTTTCCCTGACCCATACCGACGGGCGAACAATTAAAGCATCGGCCCTTCCTAGCGGGCTAGACCTCATCCCAGCCGGCCGAGTCGTCACCATCGACACGCGCCCCGGTAAGAAGACGGTCAAGGACGATATAGGCACTAACTTCTGGCCCCTTCTCGACGTAAACCCAGGATTCTGGCAGATCGACCCCGGCACCTCTCAGGCCTCAATCAAAATTGTCACCGGTTCCGGCAACGCTTCCGTGTCACTGTCCTTCTATCCAAGATTCGCAAGCTACATGTGATGGAGGCCTATGGGTTACCGCGTGGAAGTCATCGACAAGAACCTAAAGCGGATAGGTGAGATCGATTCTTGGATCTCGCTCGACTTCTCTGTACGCCTCTCCTCGGAGGGGATTTGGCAGCTCCTAATTAAGGACGGGACTCCGCAGGCGAACCTGATCCAAAAGGGCGGCGGCATAGTCATTTGGCAGGACGGGGTGAGCAAACCCATTCTGTCGGGTCAAGTGGACTCCTTCCAGAAATACTGGACGAAGGTCCAGCACACCGGTCCCGGCAGTCTTTACATCGCAGGGAAGTGCCACAACAGCCTCGCTTACCGGCGTCTCCTGTTTCCTGATCCGGCAAGGCCGGTGGGACAGCAATACCTAGCCCGTAGCGCTCACCGCCCCATTCGGGCCGTCGAGGGGGCAGGACACCTCATCTATGACGAGGTAAACAAATCTATGGGCCCTGCGGCTCTTGCCGATCGACGCATCGCCAATCTTAACCTCACCGATTCAACTGTTGGTCTCGGCATTGGTGATACCCTCCGGTTCGATGGCCTCGGGGAAAAGCTTGAGGAGTGGTGCAAGAAACGAGGTGTTGCCTACCGATTCATTTACAACCCGACGTCTCAGAAGATCGACCTTGAGATTTTCGCCCCCAAGAACCGATCAAAGGGAGTTCGCTTCTCACCGGATCTCGGGAACCTTACCGAATACATCTGGACGCTCTCCGCCCCCAAGGTGACCCGCGCCATTGCGGGCTGTGCTGGCGAAGGTAAAGACCGATACATGAAGCAGAAGGTAGACACGGCTTCCGAGGCCGAGTGGGGAATTCAGATCGAACGGTTCATCGACCGCAGAGACATTCCCGTTAAAACGAACATGGCCAACGGTCAGCCGATCAAGTCCGACCCTGAACTGACTGCCGATGAGTACACGGCAGCCCTGACTTCTATTGATGATGCGTTGACCACGGCCCTCACTGAGGGCGAAAAGAACGGCAACTTTCAGATTTACCCGATCGACACGGACGACTGCAAATTCGGTCGCGACTACTTCGTTGGCGACATTGTCACCGTGGCCGTGGACGGCACGGAATACAGCGACGTCGTCCGTGAGGTCACCATTTCCGTAGACGACGGCGGGAACGCAACGGAGATCCGCCCGAAGATCGGTGAACAGGGCAGCGGTGATCCGCTGAATCTCTACAAGACGGTATTTGAAATGCAACGGAAGCTCGACCGGCTTCAGGCGAGGATGTGACACGAATTTGGCAGAGATCAGCTATCCGTTCAATTCAGCCAACGCGACGACCGGCGCGACAAACCTTGTGTCGGAAACGCAGTGGCAATCAATGGCCCGGATGTGGGGCGGGGACCGCATTGACCGAGCACTCACCGGCCAGGCCAGTTCCGCTTCTCTCCCATTCTCCGGTCGTGTAGTTAACGTCAGCACGGTCCAGATCAGCCCGGGTAAAGCGATTGTCGGCGGTTTCTACTACGAGCTGACGGCCGCTATGAATCTGACCGTTTCTGCGAATAGCGCCAACACTCCTCGCAAGGACATCGTGGTCATTCGGGTGGACATGTCCAAGCCCTCTGTCAATTTGGCCGTCCGGAAGGGCACCAATGCGGCCACCCCCCTTGAGCCGGCCCCGGTCAGGCAGGCGGGCGGCATATGGGAGATGCCTCTCTACGAGATCACTCTTCCGGCTAAGGGGGGCCTGCCGGTCCTCGCGTCTCGTGGGCCCTACAACATGCCCAGCCCTGTTGCCTTCCCGTGGAATGCCGTGCCTTCAGCGAACCTCATGCCGAAGAACACTTTTTCCTACGACATGGACAGCAACGGCCCGGAGGAAATAGCCGAGTATTACAACTACTCGGACAAGCCGCGCATTACCCGACAGCTGGGCCCAACACGCAAATACACCCCGAACCTGGTAAACGCAACCGCCCTTCAGCAGGCTCTCGCCGTTCGTGAGGGGCGCTACCGGTGTATCGGCGGCAGCACCGTTTGGTTCTCCATGAGGATCTTCGCCCGGACGATCGATATCAAGCACAGCGAAGCGAGCTGGTATCTGGGGGTCAGTCTTCCGTCTGCTGCATCCGCCGTCGTGGGGCAGACCTTTCACGGAATCGTTCAGAATACAGGCCCCCGCGGACCCGTTTCCGGTATGCCGAACTACTTCCAGGTAACCGGCTGGACGCCTGTAGGCAAAGCGACCACTACGTTGATTCTGCTGTATCCCAACCACAAAAATACGGCTGCTGGACTCGACGGGCTACCCATGCTTCCTGGCGGTTCGAGCCTGGTTATCTCCGGCGTCTATGAAGCCGCTGATTTCCTGTAAGTAAGGAGAACGCAACTTGGCACGAAACCCGTTTGGTGGAACATCATCAGATGCAGCAGAGGACGCAGCCGGCTCGCGAATACCCGGTGCGGTCGGAACCGTCTGGGACGGCCCGTCAGAGGGAGCTGTCCAGGTAACCGATCTACTCGACAGCGAATATGCGCCCATCACCGCAGTAACAGCCGACGCAGACGGCATGATCCCGAGCTTCTGGGGGCCCGAATCCGCTGAAAAACTTTGGATCAGCTTCGGTCTTTCCCGGGTCGCCCTCGTCGCTACGAACGTCGGTGAGCGCCTGGCGGAGCACGTGGCCGCCCCGGACCCTCACGGGTCACAGGCTGCGTCCTCGGCGGAGCTGGCTGCCCTGCGGGGCACCCCGGGCGGGCTGGCCACCCTCGACACCTTCGGGCGCATCCCTTCGAACCAGCTCCCCGTGCTGACCCCGAAGGTGCTCGACTGGATCAGCGTCACCGCCGCACCCTACGGGGCCACCGGTGACGGGACCACGGACGACACCACCGCCATCCAGGCCGCCATCAACGCAGCCGGGAACGGCGGTGTCGTGTACTTCCCCAAGGGGGTCTACCGGACATCCGCCCCGCTAGACCTTCCCCGAGGAGTCACGCTCACCGGGTCTCACTCGAATCTCATGGTCGGGCCCGGGATGAGCAAGACGGACTTTCCCTGTTACATCCAGGCCCTTCCCGAGTTCACTACCGGAGCCATGATCACCATTATTGGTGATGCGGACGGAGCACATCCCGCTATTAATGGTGAACAGCGGATCTACAACCTCATGCTGGACGGGTCGCGGGTAGCCTCCGGGAATCTGGATGGCATTTACGCCAAGGGCAATGTTCAGAATGTCGTGATGAGGGACATATGTATTCGGGACATGCCGAATAACGGCATCATCACCGGATCGAACAGTAAGGGCGAGCTTCCCTACTCCTGGCGTCTCCATTCGGTCATGGTGGATAACTCTCATAGCAACGGGTATGTCTTCGCCCGCAATACGGACCTTACGATGATTGACTGCCAGGCCATTGGCTGCTGGGCTGTTGGCTTCAAAATCACGAACTGCGCGAACTCGACTTTCATCGGGTGCCGGGCAGAGTGGACCGGCTCCCACGGAATGCACTTCACGGGTGCATGGGGTAACTGGCCGGGCTCCGGCTCCGCCACCGTTTCCGCTTGCTCAACTGATCGTTGCGGCCAGGATGGCGTGCGTATCGACGCCACCGGAAACGGGCCTTTCATCATTTCCGCACTCATGACCCGTCGTGACGGCCGCAACGGCGGCCCTGGTGGGGGCGGCTTCGCGGGCCTCGCTCTCCTGAACCGGGCTCCCGTCGTCGTCACTGGTCTCACGTGTTACGTGGGGACGGATGATGCCGGGACAGCCGGAACGTCCCCGGAATACGGCCTCCGGGTAGCAGGTGCTCGTGATGTGACGGTGGTCGGCGCGTATCTCCACGGCGCTACTGCCGGTGTCTTCCAGGAGGGCACCACCGAGCGAATCCGGCTGACGGCTATCACAACTGTCGCAGGTAACAACTACGCGGAGAACCGCGTTCAGTCGGCCCCGTAGGAGCCCTATGACACTTACTCAAACTCTGCCCGTACTGGGCACCCTCGCATCCCTCATCGCTGCACTCGTGGTCGTTATCGCCGCCTACCGGACTAGCGCCGCGAGGGTTTGGCGTGAAGAGGCCGAAGCACAGAAGGAGCGGGCTGACCGCCTGGCGGGGGATCTCACGGAGATCAAAAACCGGCTCTCTCGGATCGAGTCTGAGAACGCCCGCCTGATCGCGCTTCTTACCGCACTCGACCCATCCCGCCTGGCTGTAATCCGCCTGGCCACCAACCCTACGGAGGATTGAATTTGGCAACCCCGATGACGGCTGCGCAGATCGTTGCGCAGCTCAAGAAGTTCGGTATCCCATTCAAGGAGTTCAAGAACTGGAAGACCCACAACAGGAACCACAAGGGCCCATGGGGGCCTGTGAATGGCTTCATGGTCCATCACACGGGCTCCGACTCCGAGGACCAGCGGGCGCTTCTTCACGACGGCTTCACGGCCCTTCCCGGGCCGCTCAGCCACTTCGGCCTCGCCCAGGACGGGACCGTTCACCTGATCGGTTGGGGACGTGCGAATCACGCGGGCCTCGGTGACGATGACGTCCTCCAGGCCGTCATCAACGAGAAGCCTCTCCCCCCAGACAACGAGTCCAACACCGATGGCAACAGGCACTTCTACGGCGTTGAGATTTGGTACAGCGGCAGTCACCGCATGTCCGATGCGCAGTACGCGACCCTTCGCCGGCTCGCGGCGGCTGTGTGCGACTTCCACGGCTGGACCGAGAAATCTGTGATCGGCCACGGCGAATGGGGCTCCCCCGGGAAGTGGGACCCGGGCATGGCCCCGGGGAAGATGATGGACATGGGGAAGGTCCGGTCCGACATCAAGGCCACCCTTGCCGAGGGCAAGCCCTCCCCGGGCAAGCCGACCGCTCCCAGCAAGCCGAAGCCGGTCAAGCCCAAGCCGAAGCCCCCGGCCTTCCCCGGTCGTGGGTACTTCCAGCCCGGAGCGCGGAACGCGTTCGTCACCCAGCTCGGGAGCCAGCTCATCAAGCGCGGCTACGGCCGCTACTACTCGGTCGGGGCCGGTCCCACCTGGACCGGCAGCGACCGGGCAGCCGTGAAGGCCTTCCAGAAGGCCCAGGGCTGGGCGGGCTCCGACGCAGACGGCTACCCCGGCCCCTCGACCTGGGGCCGCCTGTTCTCCTGATCGCTCTACATCTGAAGGTGCTGAGAAAGAATTAATATTGTGTCGCGCTACGGCGCTCGAATCTATGCGGCCCTGGCCGCCCTCATGCCCCTGTGCCTCCAGCTGTGGCCGAACGTCCCGTGGGAGGCAGTCCTCGCCGCATCTGCGGCCCTCCTCGGTACCGGTGCGGCCGTCGCCTGGCACGAGGACACCAAGACGATCCGGGCTCTATACCAGGAGAGCCCTTTTGACAAGGAGGCCAATCACTCGAAGGAGTGATCAGCAGGTTGTTGATCTTGTGAGCGGTACTTCACGGATAGCCTCCGGCCATGGCTGATAGAAGGATCACCACGGGGTCGGGTTTCGCTGAGGCTAACCGTGTGCAGTACGAGGCCGTTAACGCGGCGGAGGCCGCCCGGGTTGCCGGAGATACGGCAGAGGTTGAGCGGCAGGAACAGAGGGCCGCCAACGCGGAAGACGCGCAGAAGGAGTATACGAGAGAGAAATACTCGTGAGCCGGCCGGTCGGCTGGCTCGGTAGTTGAGGAACGCAAAAGGGCCCCCCTCCAGACGGAGGGGGGCCCTTTTTTGTTACTGAACGTAGGTTGCGTAAAAGCCGTGGGCGGGGCCGACAGGGATTCCCGCTGCGTCGATCTCTTTACGATCAGCATTCCTGGAGGCTTGAGCCTCCTTCCCACTGGGCTTCGCGTAGTAGTATTTCCGCGCCACTTCAGACAGAGTTGTCTCCAGTGTTCTCCAGGCCCCCATTGTGTCGGTCGTGGTCAGTTGCTCTTTCGCCTCTTGCAGAACTTTCCAGGCTGCACAGATTTCGACGGTTTCCAAGTTCGGTGGTGACTCATATGTGTACATGGAGTTATCTTCTAGCGGGCCATCTGCCCCCGCAAGCAGGTTGCGCAAAGTTGCGCGGTCAGGCAACCGCCGACATCCCACACGACAGCGAGGCCGAGGCCCCCACCATTGGGGGGCCTCGGCCTCGCTGTTGAGCAGTGGATCAGTTGAGTCCAAGCCTGGCAATTTCAGCGTCGGCCCACAGGCCGGCTGTGGTCTCGTCGGCGGAGTCTCGTATCTCGCGCGTGAGCCCGTACGATTCGATGGTTTCGACGGCCCAACGGGTTTGCCCGGACTCGGGATCTTTGAACTCCGTGAGGCTAACACTCTTTCCCTCTCGCTCACGGTGCCGGATAGGTTCTGCGACTGCTATCCGTCGCAGCTTGTCCAGCTTTCGCACCTCAGGCGAGGGAGGTCTTCCCGTCCCGACCCCGTTCGGGTCGGCCGTCTTGGAATTACTCATAACGCACCCCGGGCCCCGCCGTTTCTACGGCGGGGCCCTTCTTTTCGTTCCACTGGCCCCCGGGAAATGACGCGGGCCCCCGTGAATGTCTGACTGGTCAGCGTCCACGATACGGCTCCGGGCGGACGCTTCCCAATCCTTTGCCAGCTCGGGAGAGGCGGCACCCTAGGCTCACCTTTGTTGATCTTCCACTACAAATGATCAAGCGGCAGTCAGGAACGCGTCGGGTAAAGGCAGTTACGCCCGGACCGGATAGCGGGTCTCTTAGACCCCGGGGGCGACAGACACGACGCGAACGTCACTGACGCCGTCCTGGAGCTCCAGCTCCTCCGCTCGCCGCTTCGCGCTTGACTCGTTGTACGCCACGACCGACACGCGCTCTCGGCCGTCCTCGACCCACCGAACCTTGAAGTTCTTCAACTCGCCTCCTCGATGAGAACCATGGTGGTGGGGTGCATTAGCGTCCAGTGGCCCGCGCATCCCCTGCACATGTTGTGAATGGTGACCCTGCCGCCTCGTGTCTCTTCCACCTGACGGGTAGCCGTCCGGAGACAAAGCCCCCTTCCGTCTTCCGTCAGGCCGTTCCCAGAATCACACTGTGCCATTTCGCCTACCTCTCACTGGGTGGGAAGCCGCTGCCAGGAATTCGTTTCCCTGACGTACACAACCCTGCCGCGTTGACCAGCTACCTGCGGCATATCGCCGCTAGTGAATGAAATCGACTCACCGCGTTTGGCCGCCTGATCCAATACCAGGGCGAGGATGTCATAGAGCGAGTCAGTGTCAGCGGCTCTTACACCGGACCTTATCCCATTAGGGAGCGAACTCACGACATGCTCTCTTCCGTTCCGGAAACCAGCACTTTCAGCGTGTCGGAGATATCACCGAGGCTCGTGGTCAACTCGTCCCACATCGCATCCTTCTCGTCGGTCTCGTACTCCTTCGGGCTATCGAAAGCCCTCTCCATCTCGGTCAACTTCTCCTCGAAGGCCTCCCACTGCTCTTTGAGCTGTTCGAAAGGGTTCTCCTCTCCGGCGACCTCGTCAACAGCCGTGCGGAGGGCACGAACCTTTCCCGCGAATGCGTCGGAGATCATCCCTTCCTCGGCCAGGGAGTCAAGAGAGTCGAGGAACTTGAAGAGGTCGCTGCCTTCCTGGATCTCGGAAACGCTTTCCGCTGCGGTTTCGTAGCTGGACAGCGGGCCTTCCCGGAACTCGTTGGACCAATCCGTGATCTCGTCAAAGGCCGGGCGACGCCGAGCCTTCTTGGCCAGCGCCTCAATGCGTGCAATCTCGCTCACTGTGCAATTCTCATTCTGTTAGTTCTGGCTACCACGAGCGGGTTTCGGGCACCCCGTAGCCCGAGTGGTGATGGTCTGAAAGGCAACTCCGACAGAACGGCTGCGAACAGATCCGGCACAGGGTCTCGCCGGGGGCTGTTCCGCAGCGGCGGCAGTCGGAGGGCGGGGCCTCCTGCATCTCTGAACGGCGGCTCACTCTGCCCCCCGCAGCCAGGCTTCATCCTCCTCTAGCACCTGCCGATACTCCGCCTCATGCCGCTGGAGGAGCTTGCGCGCCTCCAGTTCGGCGTGCGGGCCGACGATGGACTCCTGGATGATCTGAACCAGGATCTCCCTACGGCCCTCCAGCCGTCCGGCCTGCCTGCTCCTGGCCGCTGCTGTCGGCTTCTTCTCGGCCCGCTCGAACCGCACGGCCAGGCCAACCGTGTTCCCCAGGCCGAACGCGTACGCCCGCCCGTACACGGCCTCCAGGCTTAGCTGTAGGGCCTCTCTCGCTACCCGATACACACTGTCCCTCTCTTTCTTGCTCTCAGTGTCCTACCCGGCCCCCGCACGGGGGGTCGGAATGAGCAACTAGCCCCCTCGGGGGCGAGCTGCTTCACGTGCGTGCCCCGGGCCGGACTCGAACCGGCTTGCTGCCTCTCCCGCTGCTGGCTGCAACAGAACCGGGGCGACCATCTACTTGCTGTCTGCTGACGCGTCGGAGCCCTTGGCAGGCTCCTTGACCCCGGGGGTCTTGTTCTCCGCCAGATGCGGGAGGGCCCACCTAAGAGCCTCCTTCTCCTTGGCCTCCGTGTAGGCCTCCTTCCGTGCCTTGGGGATGCGGCCCCGGTCAGGGATTGTCTCCCCGTCGATCAGGTGGCCTCGGACTCCTCCCACCGGCGGACAGCAGTTACGTCCGGTCCGAATCAGGCCAGTTGAGTGAAAGGGGCCCCGTATCGGGGCCCCTTCACCTTTACAGCTTTTCCTGATCAGGCGTGCGCCTTGTTGTACGCCTCCATCATGTCGGCCGGAATGCGGCCCCGGTCCTGGGGCTTGAAGCCATTCTCGCGGGCCCACTTACGCACATCGGCCGTCTTCGGGCCGCCCTTTCCGGAACTGCTGGACTTCCGCGCCGAGGCGGAGCCACCGTCCGCCTTCAACCGTCGGCCGGCTCGGCGGTAGGGCTCCAGGAGGTTGCGGAGCTTGACGGCATTCACCATCGAGAGGTCGATCTCGTACACCTTGCCGTCGAGACCGAACGTCAGGGTCTCATCCGCCTCCGTGCCGTCGACGTCGTCAATCAGGAGAACTTCAACCTTCTGAGCCATGGTGATGCCTTTCGTGTCTGGTGACCGCCGTACGGTTCACCAATTCAGGTGTATTCAAGGGTGATCAGGAAACCGGAGGAGACTGGCCGTCCCGGTGGGACTCCAGCCCAGTAGACCCGGTGGGAGTGCATGGGTGGCACGTTTCAGACTTTCGGGTACGACGAAGGGGAGGCCGCAGGTGCAGCCTCCCCTTCATGTCGGGCGGTCGGTCAGATCCACTCGTTTCGCAATGGCTTGCCAGTGGGCGAGTCGTACACGGTCCATCCCAGGAACGCGTTCGCCTTGGTGAGGCAGGGGAGCCGGTGGAGGCCGTCCTCGCCCTGGACCATCACGCCCCGCTGCGGAGTCACGGTCCCGGGCTCCTGGGGCTTCTTCGCAGCCGTCTTCTTCACCGGGGCCCGCTTCGCCGGGGCCTTCTTCGTCGTGGGCTCCACCGCCGCCTTCTTGGCGGGGACCCCCTTCGCCGGGGCCTTCTTCGCGGCCGTCTTCTTCGCTGCGGCAGGCTTCCTCACCTGCTGCGCTTCCTTCTCCGGCACTCTCTCTACTTCCCTTGTCTCTGCTCCCGCCTCTATCGGGGGGAGATATTCCGACTCGCGGAACGAGTCCAACAGGTCTGTGTAAACGGCTGCGTTGATGACTCGCGTAGGCAGTTCAGACTTATCCGATAGCCAGCGCTTCGCGTTGACTGTGAACCGTTCCGGGTCTGACAGGTCCAGCGAATGCCAGGCCTCATCGAACGGCCCTTTCTCGGGACGCTGCTTGCACAGTTCTACCATTACCGCCCGGGTGGCTTCACCCGGGTCTACGGATACACCCGTTCGATAGCCGCTGAACTGTGGAGCGAGGGCGAGCCCTCTTTCGTTGAGGACCGCCGCCCACTTGCGGCGGCTGCCGTGTACGTGAAGATCGATAAGCCCCCTTCCCTTCAGCGTCTCGACGGTCGACAACTTCACGCCGAGACCGTTGATCATGGTTCTGTCCCCCCGCCACATCAGCGCAAGGCAACGCTTCTCATCTTCGCCGATATCCACAACTCACCCCCCTTTCGTGCTAGTTGAAAACATCGCCCTGGCCTGTGGTACTCGCGGCGGTCGCCTGCTTCGCCGTGGTCTTCTTCGCCGTGGTCTTCTTGGCCGTGGTCTTCTTCGCGGCCGTCTTCCTGGCGGGCTCCGCCCTGGCCGCACCGGCTGCCTTGCGGGCGGCCGTGGTCTTCTTCGCCGCCGTCTTCCTGGCCGCCGTCTTCTTGGCAGGTGCAGCGGCAGCCGCCTGCTTCGCCACGCGCTGCCGGACGACCTTTACGGCAGGCTCCGGCCTCTCCTCCTCGGAAGGCTCCTGCGGCGCGAAATCGAAGAGCACGGGATTTGGCCCGGGGCGGCCGTTCCGAACTTCCGTGCGGCGAATATCGGGCATGTTCTCTACTGCCGCTTCAATCTCCCCTTGCGGGTGCCTGTTACCCATCGCACTGAAAAGCTGGGTCCGGGTGAGCGAGCCGTTACGGCCAATCGCATCACGAATCTTCTGCTCAAGCGACTTCGGCTGATTCGACCGGGCAACCAATGACGGCATCTGCGCCAATTCAATGACCGTATCCCTGGAATACTCCACGAAAGCTCGTGCAGCCCGGACAGCGCCGACCGAGATCGTTGTCTTCCTCTCCGTGGCGGTCAGCAGGCAGGCGATACGGGCAATATTCTCGGGGGCCCGCTCAAAGTAGCAAGTAATCTGCTCGCTCATCTCGCTAGCGATCCGCTTGTGCGCCTTTCGCGCTGCAATGAATTCCCGCCCGGCAGCGTCTGAGTATTGCATCTCTTTGGCCGCACCCTTGCGTACCCACTCATACGCGGTCTCAAGTTCGGACGAGGATTTGATCAGCGAGTCGGGATCTGTGTTCAATCCGGAGAGTTCGTCTAGCTCCTGCCATTCCTCCACAGCTACGGGAAGCATTCGGTTATAGTCACCTCCCAGCGCGTTGACTTGGCGAATCGATGACGGCCAGATTCCCGGCTGAATGTGACCGTGGAATCCCAAGAGCGGATGATCGATCCACTCCTCTTCGGCTTCAGCCGCCTTCTTTCCCTTGATGGTGTTGCTGATAGGACTGCCGTCCCAAGCGTTACGCAGGTGTTCCGAGAACTGAGCATCCCGATTCAGGAACTTGAGGGTACTTCCCCACTCCGTGCACAGCATGAAGACTCGGCTGTCTTCCCCGGCCTCGGTGCTTTTGGACTCCTGGATTGCCTGAGTGAAAACACGGACGAGGGTGGGGGCGTTCTTGATAGAGGTTTTAGTGCGGGCTCCCAGGTAAGACCCGATTGCGCCATCTACGATCCGGCTTGCCGCCCGGTAGGCCCTGCCCTTACCGCCCGTGGAGGATCTGCCGACCAGAACCGTCCAGGCCAGTGCAGGGCGGGTTCCCCCCGGCAGGAGAACCTGACCGGCGAAAGCCGAAGAGAGCATGGCGTATGTGGAAGCCAGCACCCCGATGGGGTCGCCCTCGGTATGCGGCATCGCTTGCCGGACTGCCTTGCCGATCGGCCCGTAGGCCATGGACTCGAACCGGTCGAGTCGGTTTTCAAGAACCTTCATTCCTCACCCTTTCCTAGCCTGAGCATCTATGAATCAGGGCACCGCTGCGGCGGTACCCATCATCAAAGCGGCTCACGCGTTGAACTAGAACACCTGCGACGTGTTGCGCTGGATGGTCCACATGTAGAACTTCTTATGCCGCCATATTCGCTTGTGGTCAGCGTCCCACGTTGTCGGCAGGTTTCCCTTCTCGTTCGCCTTCACCCAATCAGATACCGCGCCGCACGAGCGGCACTCGAAGTATCCGAAAGCGACTTCAGGAGCATCGGGATGGACTTGCTCCCGAGGGAACGCGACCGTAGGACCCTGCGAAGGCTGGGGGACGATCCCGGTCATTCGCCCCCCACCGCCTCCAGCCACTCCCACCACGGCATGTCGTGAATGGAAAGAGTCCCGTCCTCCAGGCCCGGCATGATGTCCGATTCTGAGATTTCGAGGCCGGCTGACCTCGCCTCACGGAGCACGGCCTCCCTGTCCGCGTGATATCGGGGATCGACCATCTTCACTCTCTCCGTGGGTTCACCGTGCTTCTCGGTGAAGCCGTCCAACAGCTCCTCGAACCGGGCTAGCGATTCCCGGTGCTCGTCCGAACTGTACGGTTCGGGCTGTGTCCAGGCGGTAGGGAACTCGTCGCCGGAATGGTGCCGGAGCACGGTGACGAACCGAACTCCTGGCTTCGACTCCGTCAGCTGAAGCTGAAGAGTGACACCCCCCATCTTCCAGGAGGCGCTTTCAATGATGAGGTCCCACATTCCGATGCGTCTCATTCGGCTTGTGCTCGCTTCTCCTGGTAAGCCGTCGTAGCCTCGCGCATCAACTCCGCGAAGGCGGCGACAGGGTCATGGTAACGGGCTGCTGCCGCCCGCAAGTTGTTTTTGGTATTTCGGTACGCCTCTGCCCGCTGCCGCACGCCCGGCAGCCCGAAAGCGTGTTCCCCGGCTGTTCGGGCTGTCCGCCTGTCCACGGCGAAGCTTTTCAGTGCTCCCACGGGCTATCCCTCGTTGATATGGAGGCGTTCGCGGTCCGCCCCGGGTATCGCGCTGGCGGGCCACCACTCCCACCGGTCCGTGATGGACTCCAGGACCATGGCCGCGAAGACCGAGCTGTCCGGCTGCGACTGGAGGACTCTCTCCAGGGCCTCTGTCGGCAATGGCTCCTCGGCCCTGTAGGGGTGGTGGGGCATCCGGAGGTCCGGCAGCTCCAGGACCTCGACCCCGAGCCAGCCGGGACCGCTCATCGTCACGAGGACGCCCGGCGTGTCCCGGGCCCACTGGACGGCCACCAGGGCGTCCGGGAGGTTCGGCAGCGGCGCTACCGCAGCGTGCATGTAGGTCTTCTCAGACATGCGGCTCTCCATTCTTCGTGCTGTCCACAACGAGATCCCATTCGTAGTCACCCCAGAGGGCAACGAACTTTGCGAGTGCGCCGATATCCCCGAGAAAGAGGGTCACGGGTCCGTCTATGTCAACAAGTCGGAGCATGGATACGGTAAGCGCGTTGAGCCATTCGGTTTCCGGGGTGGAGTCCGGTAGCACGTCGCAATGTGCCTGGTAAGCGCGTCGCTCTCTCAGCGTGTCAGCCTCATACACCAGAAGTTGCACATCAGTTGTGCGGGTGTCCCATTCCAGATGAACCCGCACGTTGTACGTGAGGCATATTCCGATAGCCAGGTTGTTGGGCGGCTTTCCGTCCACACGACTTCCTTTCGCTAGTAGGTTGCGCAAGAGGCACGGAGGAGCCCCCGTGCCTCAAACGCATCCGGCTAGATCAGGTTGTTACGGGTGCGCCACTCCTTCAATGCGGCTTCCTGCTGATCGGCAGGGATGCACCCGGGGTGCCTGGTCTTGTGGCACGGCCGCCAGTTACCCGACTTGTCTGTACGTCCTCGGATGTGGCTGTAAAACTTCTTCCCTCTCCACCCGCATCCGAGTTCGCAATCCCATTCGGAATGGGTGTCGCTTCCCATGTACGGGCCTACGAGAGTCCAGGCATGGAAACGAGCCGTCGTGACTGCTTTCCGGGCCGCATCAAGGTTTCGCTTATTCGCCCCTTGCTTGAGTACCGGAGATATTTCCGGCGTAATGCCCGACATGGTGACCTTCCTTTGCGCTAGTTCGGCCTGTGCGACAGCAGCTCTGCCGCAAGGCACCCAATGGAGTGCAAGAAGTAGTCCGGCAGTTCCGTCTCTTCCTTGCCGTGGTCCTCACGGGTATAGATTGCATACATGCCTTCCGCGTGCTTCTTCGCCTCATCCCAGTTGCTCCGCGCACCATCACGCGTCTGGGCGTTGATATCCAGGGGGTACTTCGCATAGTGCCCTTGCCAGTACATGAATTCAGCGAACGTGCGGGCAGCCCGATGCATGGCTATCCACATGTTCCGCTCTGTGGCCGTCTCGCAATTCTTGGCCGACTCAACGAAGCTGGTGAAGTACGGGTTAGGGATTACCCGCTTCCCGAGAATCGCCGCATCGGGTATCAGCCCGTAGGCCTGCCGGTACTCCTCAATGGGCTTGACTTCCCAGCCCTCGAAGAGGCCCGAGTGCCCCCCGCAAAGGATCGTGCGGAGCCGCTTCCCTTGGTATCCCGTGTACCGAACGACGGAGCCGGGAAACGGGCAGTGCCCCGGTCCGTTCTTTTCCATGAAGACTTCACACAGGAAGCCGTCTACCTGATCGGGCATTTGTAGTTCCTCTCACTAGATGGGAAGCAAGAGGCACGGGGAGCCCGTGCCTCAAACTCACCACCTAGCGGCGGGACCGGCATTCGCGACAGTGGGCGCACGGGTCAACCAGCCGGATTCCGTCGACCTCGAAAATCTGCGCAGCCCACCCGTCCTTGGGTGCTGACGAGTCGTTGGCCAGCTCCGCCGAGGCCCTGCGCCACCCGTCATGTCCGGCCGGGTCGGTCTCGGCCCACTCTGCGAGAACGGCGTCTCGACGGAGGGCGTTCTCCGCCCTCTGTTCGGCGGAGTACGGGAGGGGAACGGGGAGGCCCCCGGGCCCGGACGGGTAGGTGTCGCACGTCGCGCCGGGCTCACTGGCGTACACGTGGAACCGAAGGTCCATCGCGATGGCCTGCGACGAACGGCGAACGCGGGAGGACCCGCCCGTGGACTCACGGACGCAGGACGCCATTCGGGTAGCGAGCCGCCCCGCCATTTCTGCACGTGCCTTGTCCCGGCCGGCCTGGGTGTCCCTGCGGAGCTGTGCCTTGTACGTCAGGGCCGCACGCACCGCTTCCGCCATCCTGGCCGACATGGTCACCGTGACGCCCTGGCCCATCTTGTAGGCCACCTCCCGGACTGCATCCCACCCGAACCCTGCACTCCCTCTTGTCGGCATGGCATAGGTCCGGGGGTCTATCCCCATCGCGGGCAGCGCTACCGTCCCGTACTGGTTCACGGAAAGACGGAGAACGTCCGCTTCTTCGGTGCTCTCACACCGAAACTTGACGCTGGTCATATGTGGTGCCCTCGATCGGGCCTCTGAGCTGATCTCTAGAGGCTCAACACCAGGGGCAGGAGTGGCATCGGACGCCGCCGCGTCTGCACTTCCCCTGCCCTTGATATTGCGCCGCTACAGACAGCCCTAGCCCCACACGAGCAGGTGCTTGCACTCATCCCGGCAACAATCGCCGGACAAGTGCCGGTAGACGACCGGCACCATGCGTTCGCCCACCATCACGTTTACAGGGGCCCATCCGTCGTATTCAGTGGCAAGCCATTCGCCATCGGCGTAGACGTGCCACAGCTCGGACTTCGTCACGTTCGGGCTCCCTTGTTGTTAATGCAGAGCGGGCTGTTCCCGTTGTAGGGCCCGCATTCCTCGCAGTGCTCCCCCCGGTTGACCAGGCAGCCGCACGGGGCCGCCCATGCGCCGAGGAGTCGCCGGTACGGCCCGGGGTCATGGGATGTCAGGGGGATTCGGCCCACGCTCACCGTTCCGCCGTCTGTGAGGACGTACGTACCGACCCCGTACCGGTTCGCCTTTTCGTACGTCCACCAACCCGGGTGCGTCGGGTGGGGAACTGGGGCCGACTCGATTACCGCAATGGGTTCCAAGTGGAATCCCGTAACGATGTCACCCCGCCTGATCTCTTCAGCAGGAAGCGACGTCCCCAAGTAGTAGGCAGCCATTCGCCCGGCCTCTTGCCACGCGTTCACGCTGTAACTCCGTCCTGGTTTCGGGCATGAGAAAGGCGCACGGCCCGTTCGGCTCGTGCGCCCTGAGTGAGGAATGGGCCCTAGTGGATGAGCAAGGCCCGTTCCCCGTCGCTCTCAGACTCAATGGTCATGTCAGCAGCCACCATGTCAGGGTTGCGGCGTTGGCTGACCACGACCTCCATATCCCCGTTCTCCGCGAGGATGGTTTCCGCTCGTTCGATGAACTCCGAAAGCCTCATGGCTTCCTCTCGCTAGTACCTGTAAGGGCAAGGGGAGACACGTACGGGACGTGTCTCCGATGAACCTACAGATCCCGTCAGGGAATCCAGCGCAGTTCCACACGCGGACCTATGTACCCGTCCGCACCATGCCGGGACACTTCCAGGGTGGCCAGACAGTTGCCGAGGAACCTTTCCGACGCTTCGTTTTCCTGCTCATTCCCTACGTCGTAATCGTATGACTCACCGGTGTCCGTAACGGTGATTTGCAACCTCATTCGTACCCCTAGTGCAGCGACGCACAGTAGTTTTCGACGGGACCCATACGCGTGCCGATGCGCCGGAATTGCGTCTTCAGCACTTCCCCAGATTCCAGCAAGGCCGGAAGAAGGGAGTCCACGTCATAGTCCCCCCAGAGAGACGGCCCCACCCGCTCCGCCGTCTCCGGAAACCATCCGGCCAGCGCATCCCCCATGTGGCCCGGACACGCCATGTAATCGGCAGGCTCGTAGTAGAAGTAGCGTTCCCATTTAGCCACGGCGGTCCCCCCGGTAGATGTCGCCCTCGATGTACGTAATGGCCGACCCATCCGGGGCACGCATCGCGTAGTAGTAGGCTGCCTTGGCCCATATCTGAACCCATCCCGCCTTTCGCAGGGAATCCCAAACGGTCCGGTCGCCGCCGCTCCCCTCGAAGAAGCCGTCACCGGCCGAGACACCGGGCACGACGCGCAGAATGCGGAGTACATCATCGGCGCTCTGTGCGCTTTCGAGCGCATCCAGTTGCGTCGCAATCATTTCCCAAAACTTCTTAGACATTGTCGCTCTCCTTGTGGTGCTCACAGTTGCAGTCGGGCATGTTGGTGCAGTACATCGCGGAATATCCGTGCTGCGGGAAGATGATGTTTGCTCGGTAGTTCACGTTTCCGCCGAGCCACCATTTGACCCGGGCGAGACCCGATTCCCATTCGTCCCCGGGCTGTGCGGGGCACGGGCCCCCGTCAAAGGGGTTGTCACCCATGAAGAAGGTGACTTCGCTCCGACACACGAGGTTTTCTCGTCGGTCGAGGTGAACGTCTACCTTGACGTTGTCACTCAGCCACTCACTCAGAACGAGAGAGAAGCTATGTATCTCCAGTACGCGCATCAAAACCACAGCTCCCCGATTATCTGGAAGTCCAGGATGCGCCGGTAGTAGATCACCGTTTCCAGATCGGTTTCCGTAAACGCAATGGGACGCCAGTCCCCATCCAGGGCGGAAGGGAAGGACTCCCCCGCGTGTTCCAGGCAGGCAGGGTCATCTACGAAATGCCGCCCCTCCAGGACGTACGTCCTGGCAACGGATGCCGTTTCCCAGCAGTCCGATTGATTACATCGGTACTTAATGAGGCTCAGTCGCATACCTGTAGCCCTCCCAACTAGCCACGTGGCCCCCTACGGGCCACGGAAGCGCCTTACCGGCCCTCCCATAGACTCACGTGCTCTCAAGCGCTTAGAGACCCGCTCACGCGGTCGGATGAGTATCAGTCACCATGACCGGTCGGAGCCTGGACACGCCATGTCGAGAACATGAGCCGTAGGCAAATCAGGTAAAGCACGGGGGGCGAATCCTGTTGAGCTTCACGAGTCTTAACGGGTCATCACGGGGTCACCTTTCGGGAGCCCGCGCCTATTCCCCTCTCGCAACAACCATTGACAGGTTCAAGTGGTATCCGCCCACCCAAAACGTCATGCATACGTGTCACACAGCGACTACTAGGTAACGCCACTCGGCCATCACAAGACGTGTCTTACCGGCATCCTCACGCCCCCTCGTACCGTCTGACTGCAACCGATCCACTATGGGTCTCGGGAGTCCTTAGAACGGCGTCCAGGGGTGCTGCTGGCACGTCTTTGACGGTCGGTCTTGATTCGGTTCGCCGTCCGCTGTCACGCACATTGATCTATTCATCGCCCGGACGATCACTTCCGGTTCCTCACCACTCCCCGACGCTTTCGCGCTCTCAGCCGATGACGGCAGACTCTCGGGTCCGCTAGGCACTGTGGGATTCACCTGGAGTTCTCCCCCGGGTGTGAGTGGCTATTGATTCAGTTCTCAAGGTGGCTACGCGGTCCGCCTGTGTCGACGCCGTACGCGGAGGAGTAGGAATCCGTGGGGAGAGGGCCGCTAGGCCGTCTCTCGCGCTCTCAGGGCCGATTCCGGGCCCGGTGAGTGATGGACACTCACCCGTGCTCTGCGTGGTGGGGACCGTGCGCTCATTCGCTTGCCTGCCTTTCGCTCTGCCGCTCCGTTCGGTGCGGCGGTTGGTGACGGGCTGAACATTGCCCGCTGGTTTCCCTACTGACAAGTCGCACCATCGGGCCGAGAAGAGGCCCACCACGGGCACGCGTAAAGACATAAGGAGAGGTCAGAGGCCCGCACCCCAGGAAGGTGCACCAATTGCCCTAATTGGTCCCCAGCTTCCCTACTGACAAGCCTTTACCTTCTCTTTGCCTGGTGGCCCAATATGTCTGAATCACAAGCGCACAACCAAAGGGTTTCTTTGCCTACTCATGGGATGCGCGCTACCTTTCGGAATCCGACATATAGCCCAAACCCGTATACGCAAAGTCTCTACATATATCCACCTGACTGAGAGTCAGGGATCTAATGCGCGTCCTATGTCCCCATATGAGAAAAGCCAGGCCTACAGCCTCACCCCGAAGGGGGGACCGCATTCCTGGCTACCGCGCACAGCGTGCGCGTGAAGTCAATAGGTCAAACCCTGTGACTCACCTCACCTAATTATCTCTCGCCCTTCCCCACCCTCTCCCCCACCTCATGCCGAGAAGTAATTAACCCGCCCACATGAGCGCGATATTAATTCTTTCTCGCCCATAAACACCCACCCGGGGTAATGCATGTAATTCCTTCTCGGGTACCGCAGGGGGGCGCCTTCCTTCGATCGTGTACGGGTTTCAAATAATTACCGCGGCTTGCGCCGGCTCACCTTCCACCACGCGGGTCCCCGTTTATCCTCGTTGAACCGCCACAACAGCTCGTCGCCCACCAATCGCCGGTGCAACTTCGGTGTGAGCCTGGGATTGAGCCACATAGCGTGAGGAAGGCAGTGCTCCAACGCGGTTCCGCGTACGTTCTCACAACGTGGCTTCCCCTTTCTGTCCTCGTACACCCAGGTGCAGCGCATATCGTCAGGCAACGGAACCGGCACGTCAGCCCTCCTTCCCCTTCTCCGCCTGCCATCGGGCCAGATGGATCACTTTTCCGTCCGCTTCTGCCTCTTGGACTCGCTTCATGCGGTCAACGTGCTCAATCCACACTCGATGTTTCTCCTCGGTCCACTCTGAATCGATCTCCAGCATGTGAGGCGAGCAGTACATGAGGTAGACACCCTTCCTCCGAGGGCACCGAAACTTGTCAGGCTGGCCAATGTTCTCCATGTAGATGCACCGGTCTTCGCTCTCCAACCGCACTCGGGGGAGGGCCGCGACAGTAAGCAGAATCGCGTACTCTTCATCCGAGAAGTTCGGGTCTTCTTCACGGGCGTGCGGCAAGCAATAGTGCAGCAGTGGCGCCAAGGGCTCCGGGCACCTTTCCGGGCTCGGACCTTCGTCGTTGTACCCGTGCAGACACCGGCCGTCATACATCACAAACTCCTGCGAATTCAGTGAGGTTGGCCACAGCCATGTCACGAAACTGGGCAGCGGACACCTACGTATTTAGTGAGGGCAGGGGTATTACCCCCTGCCCTGGGGTGTCTTGAGAGGACCCGGCCGCCCTCAACAGGCGGCCGAAGGTCACTTGAGTGCATTGCTAACTGATCTGGCATTCACCGAGGTGGCGCTCAAACAGTCGGCAGGTGATCCGCCCCTGCCTCTGCGGGATCTGGCAGAAGTAGGAACATTTCACGAAGTCCTCTCCTTTTCGATCCCGCCAGACGTGCCAAATTCCGATGTCAACACCATCTCGGTCCTGCCTAATTGAGAGCAGCTTGACGTGAAAGTCGTTGTGGATTCCGCTTCGCGTACAAAGGCTCAGGTCTCGCAGCTCTTCCGTGTCACGCGGATTCCGTTGAACCAAAATCTCTCGTCGGCGTAAGGCGGATACCCAGTAGCGGGCAGTGCAAGGGATCTTCATGGCTCTCATCTCCAGTGGCCCCGGCGCAAGAGAAGCTGGTGGTCCGAGCCGGCCGAGCTGGGCAACGAACTCGTCCCCGGCCTCGGTGGGCAACATCGTCTTGACGGGTGGTAAGGCCTGGCCCCCTCTCGGCCGCTGCCTGTGTCGCTGCCGAGAAAGAATTAATATCTCCGAGCCCAGGGAGCCCCACCCCGAGGGGCGGGGCTCCGCAGGTCAGATGGGCCAGGATTCGGCTGGATCGTCCAGCCAGGCTCTCTGGCCGCCCAGGGTGACGGTGAGGCCCAGGCGCTCATAGCCGGGACGGCCTTGGTCGACCCACCATTCGTAGGCGGTCCGTGCCTCATCCCAGAGCCTCCGGAAACCGGACTGCCAGACCGTTGCCGGGGCCCCGTCCTTGAAGGCGACACAGGCCCAGGAACGGTCAGAAAGGCTGTAGAGCCAGAGCGGACGTCGTCCGTCAGCCTTTTCGGCCACCACATGAGTGCAGTCTCGGAGCTTGAGGCCCAAGGTGAACCGCTGCGGGCTGAACCGGTCGCCCAGGAAGTCCGCCTCTGCGATGGTCGTTTCGGACTTGGAGTTGTGCACGGACGGGTTGTCCACGTACTGAGCGTGTTCCTTCGGCGTGAACCGCTGGCTTCTTGCCTTCATGAACTCCACGGGACGCGTGAAGGGCCCCGTGGCGCTCTGTCCGTCTTCTGCGACGACAAGCCGGGCTACGGCGTCGCCGTAGCTGTAGCGGGTGCCCCAGGGGGCGACGATAAGCCCTCCGGGGCGGCACTGTTGTAGCCAGGCGGCGGGAACGCTACGGATGCCACAGGTGGCGACGATCCGGTCGTATGGCCCCCCCTCCGGGTAGCCGTCCAAGCCGTCTCGGGCGACGACCTGAACCGGCGATCCGAAAGCGTTCAGGGCGACGCGGGCTTGCTCGGCAACAGCGGTGTCGACCTCCATCGTGACGATGTTCTTCACCCCGGCGCGGTAGGCCATTAGGGCAGCCGTCCACCCGGTACCCGTGCCGATTTCGAGAACCCGGTTTCCAGGACGAAGATCCAGGTCATTGAGCATGGGGAAGACAACGCTCGGCATGGATGACGACGAGGTGGCGACCCTTCCCGGTGCCCGGCCGGCTCTTCCCTCGCCGTCCACCTCAAAGGCTTCGGAGCCGTCATCCCACTGGGTGACGAGTGGCACGTCAGAGTCCGCGTATCCGTGCCATACCGCCGCACTTTCAGAACGTGAAACGGCCACGGCCTCGCCAGTTTCCATGTCGAAAGGCCAGATGACTTCAGGCAAGAACGCGGCACGTGGGACGGCTGTGAACGCGGGAGCCCATTCGGGGGCCAGGGCACGCCCAGACGTGAGGACGCGCCCCAGCCGCGTGCGGCTGGGGCGCTCCTGGTTGGCGCTGCCGTTCACCTAGGCGGCCTTCGGCGGGTTGGGGACTCCCGGGCCGCCATCCGGTGTGGGCGCGGGGTGCGGGCCGGGGTAGGGGCTGCCGGGCAGCTTGTCGCCTCCGCTGTCAGCCCTCGGGCTGACCGGGGCGGGGCGGGTGAGGGTTGCATTCAT